AATGCATTATCAGAAGGTGCTAAAAACGCAGTTGAGAGTGTCAAGCAGGCATGGTCTGACACAAAACAATGGTTTGCTGACCTTTGGCAAGGTATCGCAGATGCTACTTCTAAAGCTTGGAACGCAATAAAAGAAGCGCCGGGTAAAGCAGCCGATTGGATAATGAACAAGTGGAACGACACGAAAAAGTTTTTTGCGGATATATGGAGCAATATTAAAAAAGCTGCTTCCGATGCATGGGATAGTGTAGTAAATGTTCTTTTGCCATATGTCGAAACAATAACTGGACTGTTCGAACCGCTTATAACTTTCTTCTCGAATTTATGGTCTCAAATCGGGGAAATAGCAGGTGCAGCATGGGAAGTCATAAAGACGATTATCATGGGGCCTATTTTGTTACTCATTGATTTAGTATTGGGCAATTTCGAACAACTAAAAACCGACGCAGCTACATTGTGGACAACACTAACCGAAAGCATACAAATCATCATATCAACGTTTATAAACATTGTTGTCGGTTACTATACTGCATTGAAAGATACAATAATCAACATTTGGACGATCATTTCTACTACTATTCAGAATTTATGGAACTCTTTTACTACATGGATTTCCGAAACAACTAAAGCGATAGTGGATGGGATTGTACAGGCGTGGCAAGATTTTAGACAATCAGTGGTTGATTTGTTTAATGCAACAGTCCAAGGAGCAAAAGATACTTGGCAAGCGTTCAAAGAATGGTTCAAAAATCTTATTGATACGACTGTTCAAAACACCAAACAAACATGGGATAATTTTAAACAATCAACTATTGATATTTTTAATTCCCTTGTGGAAGGCGCTAAGCAAACATGGGAAAACTTGAAGCAAGGTACGATTGATATTTTCAACGGACTTGTCGAGGGTGCAAAACAAGCTTGGGAAAATTTGGTCGAAAGTGTAACAGGTTTAATTGATGATGTAACAGGTTGGTTCAATAAATTGAAAGATATCAACCTTCTTGATATAGGTAAAGCTATTATGGACGGCTTTTTGAAAGGTTTGAAAGAAAAATATGAGGGCGTTAAGGATTTCATTGGTGGTATTGGTGATTGGATTCGTGATCATAAAGGACCAATCAGAGTTGATAGAAAACTTTTGATTCCTGCAGGTAATGCCATCATGGAAGGTTTCAACAATGGCTTAGCCAAGGGATTTGGTGCCGTTCAAGATAATGTATCTTCAATGGGCGATAGATTGTCCACTAACTTCGATATTGGCTCTCGATTAACAAGTATCAACAGTCAGATCCAGACTAAAGTCCAGCATGAAGTCAGCTACGGAACGAATAGCAAGCCAGCTCAATTTAACGTTCGAATCGGTAATAGTGAATTTTCTGCCTTCCTTGACGACATTAGTCAAGCGCAAGGCAACGAGATTAACTTAAACATGCAATTTTAGGAGGTAGGAAATGGAAAACAGAATGTATCCGTTTATGGACACGCAAAAAAACGAACGATATATAGAGGAATACACTCCTACTTCCGCTATGTATTATGACGGTATTCTTTTAGAAAAGGTTATCGAAGGTTATCAAACTTTGTCAGTGGAAGGCAGAGAAATGATATCTGTGGGCATTGAATCAGAATCAATTCAAGTCGGCAGTATTATCACCAATCAAACTTTGCCTTCTCGCACTTTGACAGTGAAATACAAACTTGAAGACAAGGATCCAGAAAATCTTCAAAAGAAATTTGATTTATTGATGTGGTACTTATACAAAACGAAGGACGTAACAGTCCAATTTAATGACGAACTAGATTATACGTATCACGGACGTTTTTCATCTGCTAGTACTGTCCCGGGTGATACAAACAGAATCGTATCAAGTTTTGATATCTATTGCGCTGATCCAAGAAAGTATTCTAAGCAATATAAATCGCCTGGTAGGATAGCAACTTATATTCCTTATCCAATCATTCCGGATATCGTCAGAGTTATCCTAAGCGCACCGACAAGCGTCAAGGTGACCAATGGCAGCTTATCCATGTCAATCACTGGAGCAAGCATCAAGTCGGGTGATGTGGTTGAGTTTCGTAACAAAGATGGTGAGGTCTTTGTCAACGGCGTGAACAAAACAGCTATCCTTGATTGGGCTGGCGGTCAGCTTGAAGAATTTATTCTTAAAAAAGGTGACGAAGTCAAAACAAACAACGGGAAAGTTGAAGTCCTTTATCGGGTGGTGATGCTATGAACGAAAGTATTTATTTCTTGGATGACAAACAAGCGTTAATCAAAGTCGTACATGAAGACAAAATAATTGAGTGCATCCAAACGAAAGAAATTACTGCTGATAAAAGTGAGCTAATGAATGACACTTTGTCGGTTAGCGTTTTGGATGACGAAAAAATCAGAGACGCTTCTTTTATGGCTATACGTGAAGAAGATAAATCATTTTCGATGTACAAGATAAGCACTGATAGCGACCCTAGAGGGCGTTTGTCATTCACTGGGGTAAGTTTTGCGGTTGATGAATTAAATGCCTTTGTAGTTAGCGACATACGTCCACAGAACAAAGGTATGAAGCAAGTAGCAGAACAGATTATTGCTTTTACGAACAACGAGTGGCGTGTAGGTTATGTTGACCCTACTTTGCCAGCGTTGTCTGGTTCGTTCTACTACGTGAGTGTTAAAGATGCATTGAAGCAACTGCAAACATTCGGTTGCGAGATTCTTTTTAAGTGTAAAATAACCGGCAATAAAATCACTGATAAGTGGATTGAGATTTATAAGCAAATCGGAGTAGTCAGCAACAAGCGTTTTGTATATGGATCAAACGCCTTAGAAGTAGTCCGTCAGCGTGATCGCTCTCAACTCTATACGTCTATTATCGGACGTGGCAAAGGCGAGGAAGTCGGGGATGGCTACGGCAGGCGCATTGAGTTCACTGACGTTGAGTGGAAGAAGTCAAACGGCGATCCTTTAGATAAGCCAAAAGGTCAAAACTGGCTTGAATATCCAGAAATGACTGCTCTTTACGGAATACCTACGAAGAGCGGTACTAAACGAAAAAGGGAAACAGTATTGATCCTTGAGGATATCGAAGATACAAAAGAATTACTTCAAGCGACTTACGAAAATCTAGTTGAATACTCTCGTCCATTGATTCAGTTTAAAACAACCGTTTTAGGTGCTGATTCAATCGGCAACACTGTTCCGATACATCGATCGGACAAAGGTTACCACTATAAGACAAGAGTCTTTAGCGTGAAGCTAGACCGCATTACAGGAAAGGCAGAAGCTGGGCTTGGTGACAATTTAAACACATCAAGTACAAGGCAAGCTGCTAGTGTGCAAAACAGCGTAACAAATCTAGCTGAAACCAAAATGACATTTTATGATTCTACCGAAATCAGCAAATGGCAATCAGATATCATCCGTGGCGCTCATGGCGGTGCGGTTATTTTGATGTCTCCATCCGATTATCCAGCCAATCATCCGCAGCGAGGAGAGAGCAGACAGCCGTTTCAAATGGTGTGGATGGATGGCGATTCTATTCAAACATCAAGTCATTTCTTAGTTGCCAATTCGGACGGTATAGGCTTTATTGACGGTGATTTCTACACGAGTGAGTTTAAGACTGCGTGGACGATCGACGGCAAGTTTAATGCTGACTTTATTCAAGCCGGAACGATAATGGCTGAGATTTTCGAAACGTCATTCAATAAATTGGGCGACATGCTCAAATTGGTATCTGGTGCTTTAGTTGTTGAAAATGATGGCAAAAAAATCATGGAATTAACTAAGCGTGGTATGGAGTTTTGGAGTGGTTCAAGAAGCGTGGGAACCATAGGTACTGCAGGTAATCCTTTTCCAGAGTTAGTTGTGGGGTCAGAAAATGGTCAACCTATTCTGGCTGATATGGACGGGAAAGCTTTGCAAATTGTTTCGGACAGTGGCGGAGAGTATATCTTGCTTTCCACTTCAGAAGGAAAAGGCATAGTTTTAGGTAAAGACAAAGGGATGTATTTCATAGATTCTGATATACGTTTTGTAGGGAACATGACGCTGTCCGGCAACTTTGATATTCGTGGAGAATTAAAGTTAAACGGACAGCAAGTTTATCCTGGCGGTTCTGGTGGCGGTGTTGGTCCAAGCGGTTCAACATACGATCCAATAAACATTGGTAGCAATATCACAGGCAATGCGAATATAGTTGCGTGGTTAGAGAAATATACGAAGTTATACGGTATATTTGATTATATCGGTTTAGCTTATGCCTTAATCATGGTGGAAAACCCTGGCACTGACGGAAC